TGTAGACACTTCGGAGAATTGAGAAACCTTTTCCGATATCTGTCCTATCTGACCCGCGATCTGACCGAACGCAGAACCACCCATTAGGTTGCCGAGGACTCCAGCAAACTCGGCTGTTGACTTTGTTGCCTTGGTTGAGTCTTTGATCTTACGAACCGATTGTTCAGCATTAGCCGCGATCTGCGCAAACTTCTGGCTAGCCTGATCGTCTGCGCTAACGATAACTTGAACTGCTTCACTCGCCATCTGATGCGCTCCTTATAAGAGCTTCTTCAATGCGATAGCAGCGTTCAGCCGAGAGGAACCAAGAGGACTGATCTAGCGCGCCGCCAGAGACAGGTAAGACTCCCTTGCCGAACAACTCGATAAGGTGGATCGTTGACGACATGGACTTTGCGTATTCGTTTGGGCAACCCATGATTTCGACGTTTCCTTCGTTGCAGTGCGTGCAACCTTTGCCGCTACACATCGGACACTCTATCTCGATCGGCTGTTCTTTCGTTCCTTTGTCTACGCAGTGGTTGCCGCACGCTCGACACAGCTTGCCATGTCGAATAAGTGCCGCAACCCTCAATCTTTTTTTTCGTCGGCTTGCACGAATTGATTCGCTAGTATTTTGCGAAGCAACTCTCTAGCTTCGTTATGGCTTAGGAGAGATTGCACATCACAGTCTTCGAATGCAAACGGTCCCATGTTGACCCACCCTGCAAGATACTTTTTCAGCAGATCGCAAGTTGCTTGGAAGATTTGCTGTGTCGTTTTATCTCGTAGCGATTCGTCCATTTCCTCCGATAGCTTTTGCTGCTCTCGCATCGTCAGCGACCGGCTATAGAAGGTCGGTCGAACGTCTGCCGGTTTGTCGGCATCGGAGTCCAGAACGACGGAAAACTTTAGGTTGGGTTCAAGCGAGATTGGCATAAAGTTATGGTGTGAATACGAGTTCGATTTCCTGATCTACGGTAGAACCATTCTGACCGCACAGGAACGTAATATCGTTTGTCTGAAGCATATTTCGATCTCCTTCGGCGATCGATTCCATCGATGCCTTGGGAGCGGTAAAGACAATCTTCGAAGTTGAAGGACCGCCGATTTCGAAGACAAGCGCCGCTTCGGTCGATGCAAGAAATTGCCCGTAATCGTCTCTTGTAGCAACTAGCTTTGCTTCTGGGTTGACCGTAACGATCGGTCGTCGGTTTGTAATGACCGTCGAGATAAAACCGGAGTCATTGCTAGCCTCCGATGACTCTCGATAGGTTACGGTGTTGCCGAGATCGAGACTGACGCTTTGGCAATTGAGCGCAACGCTGTTGAATGTCGTCACGCCTCTTGCGTATCGCAACGGAGCAACCGTCGGGTAGGTTGGAGAAATCAACGCAACGTCAGTCGGAGGAACCCAAATACCAGAAAACTCGAATTCTGCCGTGACCATCTTACCGGCCTCGCAGTTTAGCTTCATGTTTCCGCTTGCACCCTTGATCGACTTGAAGAGTCCGTCTTCGTAGATTCCGATCGTCAAAGTTTTAACCGATGTACTCGGAACGCTACTGCTTGGTCTAAATGTGTTGGTGTTCTTCACCAGTCCGCAGGCAGGCAGGAACGTGTCTGCCCATGAAGGTTCGGCAGATGTTCCGTCCCAGCCGAGATCGATCGAGAAAGTAACCTTGCCTTTATAGCCGCCTGATACGCTAGACAAATGCCCGAGCGATCCTTGACCCTCTCTAGGAGTCTTCTCGATGTCAGTTTGAATTGCCACGTTGTAGGCATTGAATGCAGCATCGGCAGCGGCAAGAGAGATTGCCGTTCCTGATGTCGTTTCAATCTTCGCCGCTAGTATTCGCTTTCTTTTGAGCAGTACCATTATCTACCCCTTGAAGTTTTGAGTTTGATGATGCCTTCTTTTTCCTTGACGATTTCTCGAATGCGACGATTAATCTCTTTCGGCAGTCGATCTTCTGCGATCGCCCTAGCAATGCCAGCGGCGTTGATTTGTTCGAAGTAATCGCCAGGAGCAGGACCGACGACGCGAACTAGGCGACGAATACCATTCTTCCGATAGACGTGATTGCCATATCGCGGAATGATGAATGCATCATCGACGATGCCGTTAAAGTTACCTTTGTGTTTGTAATTGACAGGCTTGTGCGACCACTTAACGCCCATCAATTGTTTCTTGCCCTTTTCCTTTTTGACATAGGGTCTGGCGTTATAAAACTTTAGCGGAAAGGGATAACCCTCGCTCAGAGATAAGATGACCGTCGGGTTTTCGTCAGTCGGAGCTTGTTTGCGTTTGATAACCTTCTTGAGCGTCTCTGCTTTCTGAAACGCCTTGCCGCCCTTCTGCATACCGTCGTTCGACTTGAGGTACATTACTTGACCGAGTTTCGACGCGACCTTGACTCGTATCGTTTTGCCAACCTTCGAAACAATCGTTCGAAGTTGCCTTGGAAGCTCATCCCGAAACTCGCCAAGTTCGGTTAGTAGCTTCGTAAACTGTTCTTGATTGACGGTTAGCTTGATATCCATTTCAGATCCTCGACACGAATGGAGAGTATTCTGAAACGCGATACGTTACCGAGACAGGAACATTTACTCCGTCAGGCCCACCGTCGAAATTAACGTACTCGAACTTGCCGATCTCGGAGTCCATTGCGAGTCCGTTCATCGTATGCCAAGTAGAGTTCGGCGTTGTGATTGCTTGGATTATGTCCGCTGCCGCTTGATTCACGACATCCTCGCCGCTAGTCTCGTCAGGCATTAGATGGCAACGTACATTGAAGGTCTGTCGTCTTGCGATACCAGGAGGATTGCCAGGAATGTCGAGTTCGTTCACTCGTTCGTCGTCGCCTTGAATAACTAGCACCTGACGGTCTCTAGGAGTGAACTCGCCAACCCGAGTAGGACGAATCACCTCGACGATCCCAATATCGTAGGTATCATTGTCTCGCATTGCTTCCAAGCGATCGACCAAGACTTCGTAAATTTGTTCGACGATCGCTAGCGACATTCGAGTGTAAGCATCCCTTCGTCGTGCTGAGTAATTCGAACAATAGACCGCCTAGACTCCGGTTGCCCGACTCGCTGCGGAAACTCAAGCATATCGCCACCGATATTAATCTCGTCGCTAGCGATTCCTTTGGTGGAGTCGTTAGCAACGAAGACCTCGAAGACCGGCGTTATCGTGTCGCCGTCCTCCGGGTTGATCGCAAACGCTTCTCGCTGAACAACTGCGTTGATTGAACGAGAAAGGCCGTTCCTTTTGTAGTAGGTAACGGCCTCTGCAAAATCGTTGACATTGCAGAACACCGCCGAAGCATCAGCTTGCATGGTGTCCTTAAGTGTCACCGTCTTATCCTCGATTCGACTTAATCAGAACGTAATCGACAACAGCGACGTCTTCGTTCGTGTTTGAAGCTTTTTGCAGTTGGATTATCGGCTGAAGACCGCCGCTATAAGCCGACATATCGAAAGTCTGAGTCGAGCAAACCCGCTGACCGTCGATATAGAATTTGACGTTTGACTTGCCGCCGGAGAAGTCGATCACGAATCGCTTGTAGGTTGTTCCGAGTGCAACTCCTGTCGATACGTCGTTGACATCTCTGGTTCCGTCGTCGGTCTCTGCGTAGACGAGAGTGGTGCTGTTCGCACCTTCCATGCGAAACCAAGCATGGTCTGAAACTGAATCAGCGGTATCGTTTCGTGCGGAGCCAACTCCAAATACAAAAATCGATCCGGAAGTAAACGTTGCTGCTCCCAACTTAACTCGCATTTCGACGCTGCTAATGTCGTCGATATCGAACGCCAAAGCATCGTTATGGTGCAAACCAAGGATCTGAGCCTGACTTGCAGAGGTCAAGGTCAGAGTAGCTTCCGTTCCGGCTCTAACGTGAGTTGGAGGAGCAGCACCAGTAACGTCCGTGACCCACGGCGTTCCAATGTTCGCCGATGTCGGGAACGTCACGGATGAACCAATGAAGTCGTCGAAATACTCTACAAAGTCTTGTACACCAGCCATCTTGTTTGATCTCCAATTAGGGTTGTTCTGTTGAGGTTAATTAGACGGATCAAGTGCAACGACTCAGACCACGCCAATCGATTGCGGCTGCACCAAACGTCTGGCGAACCTTATAGCGATAGGTATCAGTTTCGAAGTGCAGATCGCTTTCGAGAACTGGAGCTTCTTCTCCGTTAAGGAAACTCAGTTCGACAGTGTCGATCTGCGACGTATCAGCAGCAAGGTAGTAAGCACCGTTATCGTGACCGTCGATGAGGGGTTCGACAACCACGGTTAGAGGTCGCTGACCATTCACACCGTAGATGTTGATGACTCCTTCGTTGCCGCCGGTCTGTGCGTAAGACTGGCTGTTGACCAGTTCCAATGCCGTTGCAGACAATGCCGCAGGAACTAGCAAGTAGCGAGGAGTGATGTTGAGGATCGCGTCGGAACTTTGACCCTTCTGCAACATCATGAACGAAAACATTTCATTCAGAAGCGTTACGTTCAATGCTGCCGTAGTGCTGTTGGTGTTTCGGCCGCTAGCGTGAGAGGCAGAGAACAGCGACTGTCCATCGCTCATGGTTGGGTTGGTGAACAGGATGTCGTAAACCGCCTTGTTCTGGACTCGTCGAGCAGCGTTGCCGTGCATCGCAGGAACTCGACTGATCGCATCCAAGTCGTCGTTGATGACAGTTTCCCAAGAGATCGTAAAGATCGCACCGTACTTTTCAACCTTGTAACTGGTCTTCGAATCGCTGATCGACTTCTCTTTGTATTCCTGAGCCTCTGGAACCATTTCCAAGTTAGGCGACTCGCCGAAGCTAATGCGGTTGATGTTTTTGAAATCATCGACCGATGCTGCTTGCCGTGCCCAAAGACTCCAAGTGTAAGGAGCCTCTTCGTAAGCTTGACGCAAAGTCTTGTTTGCAGCATCAAGCAACAAGTTCGGGAAAGATCCAGTCGTGTGATAAGCATCACGCTGAACTCGGTATCGACTTGCAGCACCGGGAGAACCCATCGCCAATCGTGCGATCTCGGCATCCGTCATTCGATCGGTCTTGATTCCCATGCGCTGCACGCAGTAGGAAGCCAATCGGCGAAGATTCAAGTTTGCGAAGTCGTTCGAGCCAGGAGCATCTTCTGCCTTTGCTTTGATCTTTGCGTTCTTAAATGCGCGCTTGATAAGTCCGGCAGACATTGCTGCTGCCAACTTTTCGTCGCTGCTTTCGGTGACTGCGATGTGTGCCGACGATTCGTTCGACTGACCGAGGGGTTGAGTTGCCATCTTGCGAATGATCCTTTCGTTTGCAACCGCTACGGAAACTCCCTCGTCGATCAACTGATCGGCAAAGGATCTCTCAAGCCTTGCAAGCTTGACGTTGTTGTAGATTGTTTCTCGCCGAACCTTCTCGGCTTTAAGTTGTCGTGCGACCTCTTCGGCAACCTTCTGGTCCATGCTTTCGACCTTCGGCATTTCTTCGTCTTGCATGTTCTCGACTTTCTTTTCGTCTTCCATGCTTTCGACTTCGACGACAGCCGGTTTCATATGGTCTGCCATCCAAGTAATAATCGCCATTGGATCTTCCATTCCTTCTGGCAACCCAAGAGCCTTGAGTTGTTCCATCAATGCTTCGTCCATTCTTTCAATATCCTTTTGGTTGTAGGAACGTCTTACAGTTGAATTAGGGTCTGCGCCTGTAGCACAAATCGAAGCGTTGTGCGGTTCCCAACGTGTGACAATTTCAGCCGGTCCATTTATTACCGTTCCTGAGGTTGTCACATATTGTTCTCCCTCACGCAAATACTTTCGTTCGATAATTACTGCGTCGATACTAAAATCGTTTAAATGACCTTCTTCATATCGAGTCGCAACGATCTGCGAGTCTTCGTCCGATGCAAAGTCCGCATCGCCTATAAGCTTGTCACCTTCGATCCGAATATTGCGAATTGACCCGAAGACATTGCGAACTGTCTTATCGTTGTGCGAGTCAACAATCGGCAGTTGTCGTTTGTCGTTTCGGAACTGCACTCCGTCCATCAATAGAACTTGACTGAGCCAACCTCTAGTCTCGTCGTAGATTTCGATCGGAGTCTCGGTTGCTATAACCGCTCGACCGTCCTTGACGTTTTCAAAGTATCGTTTGATTCTAGGCATCTTCGAGATACGCTCTGTTTTGTCTCTTGCATCCATCGATCGACTCACTTTCGCAGACCAAGCCTGCCCTGGATCTCCGCCCCAAAGTGCCCAAGCGATTCGGCCTGCACTCGGAAAGCCATCCTCGCCTGGACTCCACCCTTCGCCTTTCTTGTCTACTTGGTGTCGTGCAAAGTAGCTGACCATTCGTCGAATCGTTTCAGGGCTGACTGACTTTCCGTTGCTGAGGTCTCTTGCCCTAGCAACACCGACAGCCGTACCGCCGCGATTGTATTCCTGTCGCCACTCCAAACCTTTCGCTGCCTCTTCCTGCACACCCTCGGGAGGAGAAAAGTCGATGTCGTCGTACTTCGCTCGCTCGATTTCTTCGCTTGCGTAAAGTGCTGCGATCTGTTCGTTAGCGTCGGACTCGCTAGCATGGCAACCCATGACTTGAGCCGTGCCTTCTTTGATGACTCCCCAAGGTCGAGAGATCGGGCAAGCAGCAGTTGTCTTTGTGCTGTAAGGCATTATCGAGACCTCCTTGCACAACACGATCTAACGACTCGATCTTTCGCTTGAACGATTCTTGTCGGGCTGTCGTCGATCCATACATCTACCGGAATCGAATGCGTCTCGGCGTAGTGTTTCTTGGAGACAGCGCCGCAAAGATAGATTCTTTCTATCGAATCAGGTAGCGACTGACGTAATTCGGTTTGATTCGACTCTTCATCGATTCGACCCGATATGCAAATCACTTCGTGACCAGCATCGGCTAGCACACTAGCAACTTTCGTCCAGGTTTCTCGATCTGCCGTGAAGGTATCGTCAAAGTCTAGCGAGATAATCATTTCGCTTCCTCCAACGGTGTGTCTACCGTTCCGTCTTTCGCATCCGCAATTAACGCTTCAACATTGTCGAGACTCATGCCTATCGACGACAGAAAGACTCTCGCTGCTGCTTCGCTTATCGATCCTGTCGCTAGATCGTCAAGCGTCTTGGTAATCGCTTTGCGATTGCGATTGAATTGAAGGGTTGAAAGACCAGACATCTCGCCAGTTCCGGCTTGGGGTTCCTGCCGCTCTGTTTCTGTTTGTGCCGGTTGACTTGCCGGTTGTTTCATGCCGATAGTCTGCGCCGCCGAAATCTCTTGTTGTTTTTCTTCCGGAGACAGCAAGCCTAGCCGTTGCCGTAACCGATCTTCCTTGGCTCGCTGATAGAAAACTGCACGCCACGATCGACCTCTGGAACCGAGTTCAGTTTGGTAGTCCGACATAAACGAACCGATCGCATCCTTCGCCGCCGACTGTTCGCTAGTCGGGTCAACCCATTCCCATTCTGGAGTCTGCCATTCCACCGGAGCAAACCGACGACGATCTGCTAAGAGTTCCGCACTCGTCGGAAATCCTCGCACACCTTGAATTGATGCGGCATCGCAAAACGCATCCCATGCCGGTTGCAGGAAGTGCCGAATCATATGTTGTTGCCAGCATCGGAATCGTCGCCTGTCTTCTAGTTGACTTGTTCGACTAGAACTGTAGGAAGTCTGCGAATAGTCTCTGGCGACGACCTCATAGCTCAAGCCAGTACCGACCGCGATCGATCGGAGGATAAGTTGAATCCAAGGCTCTGCGCCGCTGTTCGGACGACCTGGATTGAGTCCGACGACATCCTCTCCAGGTTGAAGTTCCATGACCATTCCCGGCTCGGTGTATCGCACTCGATTTCCTGCCGAGTCCGTATTGTCGCCTCCGTCTGGATCGATTAGCGAACCTAGTGGAGTCTCAGTCTTGATTGCGATCGTGTAGCAAGACGCAACCGCCGAAGCGATCAGTTCGTTATCGATATAGGTTCCGAGGTCTCTGATAGAAGACAGCACTGGCGAGAACCAAGATACGCCGCGAGTCTGACCGATGCGGTCTCTGCGGAATAGATGCAATATGTCTCTAGCGGGAATCCGTTCCGGCGTTCTGGTAAATGTGTGCGGCTGTAGCGGATGGTCTTTGTAGACCCAGTACGCAACAGGTCTTCCGAGATCGTCGAGTTCTACGCCCCTGACGATTCGATTCTCTGACTCTGGGTAGAGTGGCGTAATGTAACTGTCCTTGTCTCCTGCTAGCCGATCTGCTTCGATTAATTCGAGTGCCAACGG